ATTAGCACAGAGTTATTAATGAAAATTAAACATTATATTAAAAGTTACAAAGACTTTCCAGTTGCTGGTGTAGACTTTAAAGACATATCAAGTCTGTGTAATAGCAATGGATTAAAATTAGCATGTGACTTAATGGAAAAACAACTCGTATTCCATATGTGTAACTCTATACCAAAGATATTAGCATTAGATGCAAGAGGGTTTATATTCGGTAGTATTATTGCTGATAGAAACAATCTTAATTTAGTGTTATGCCGTAAAAAAGGTAAGTTACCTGGAGAAACTATTAAAAAAAATTTACAACTTGAATACGGCAATTCTACATTAGAATTACAAAAAGATACTATAAAGACCGATGATGACATTATTATCATTGATGACTTAATGGCTACAGGCGGAACAGTCATAGCAGCTATTGAAATGGTTAAAGAGCTAGGCGGCAACATATCTGCTGTTGCATGCGCAATAGACTTACCAGACTTAGGTGGAAGTGACAAGATAAAAAATCTTGGTATTCCATTTTATACAGGTGTAGAATATCTCGACTAGTTAACATGTTATGTATTTAATTAATTTTTTAGTGTACATTTGCTTAAAAGCATGGTATAATAATACTATTAAAATGGAGTAATACATAATGACATTAACTAAACTATCAGTAATTTATTCACACTTTCAATCCCTTCCGGATTATCACCATAAAATTAAATACCTTCAGGATCACAAATCTGAACTTGAAAAATTTGATATAAAAGTTGACAATTTAATAAGTCACTATACGACCAACGGCGATAAACAATATCAAACAATTAAAAAAACGGAATATTAATTAATGGCTTTTTATACTAACCTTTATCGATATAAAAGTAACATATACTATCGTGGCTATTCAACTAAAGGCGATAGAGTTACTAAAAAAGATCATTACGAACCAAAGTTCTGGGTTACTACACCAGATGAAACTGGTTACACTAGTATTGATGGCCATAATGTTGGATCAATAAACTTTAATAGTATGTACGAAGCTGGACAGTGGTTGCGTGATAACCTCGAAGTTTCAGGTAGAAAAATTTATGGTAATAAAAGATACATATCACAGTACGTAATGGAAAACTTTCCAACTGATATTCAATTTGATCGTAGTGCAATTAACGTTGGTACATTTGATATCGAAACAGATTATGACGATGGCTTTCCACATCCCGATCAAGCAGCTCATAAAATACTATCAATATCGTATAAGTCTAGTAAATTTTCAACATATCACGTGTGGGGTTATGGCGATTTTGATATTAAAGCAGCTCTTATAACCGATGTTAAATATACTCAATGTAATAGTGAAGAAGAACTTCTTACTAAATTTATAGAATTCTGGTCAAATCCAGATATTACACCTGATGTCATCACGGGCTGGAATACAAGATTTTTCGATATACCTTACGTACTAAATCGTACAAAGCAGGTTTTAGGTGAAGAATATTTACATAAGTTTTCTCCTTATGGTTTACTAATACCACCACCAAGACCTGTTACGTATCGTGGTAGAGAAAATCTAGTTTATGAAATACCAGGTATTCAAACATTAGATTATATGGAACTATTTCAAAAGTTTGGTTATACGTATGGCCCTCAAGAATCATATGCATTAAATCATATTGCTTATGTTGTCCTCGGTGAAAAGAAACTTTCATACGATGAATCAGGTTCACTTAAAAATCTATATAAAGATGATCATCAAAAGTACATCGACTATAATATGAAAGATGTTCAACTCGTTGATAGACTCGAAGAAAAACTTGGATTGATTACGTTGGCTATTACTATGGCTTATAAAGGCGGTGTTAATTTCCAAGACACATTTGGTGTAACTGCTATATGGGAATCGATTATTTGTAGAAAACTATATCAAAGTAAAGTTATTCCGCCACTTACACAAAAGTATGATGACTATCAAATTCAAGATGGTAAAACTAATATTGCTGGTGGATATGTTAAAGACCCTATTGCTGGTAAATATCAGTGGGTAGTATCATTTGATTTAAATTCACTGTATCCTAATATCATTGTACAAAATAATATGTCACCAGAAACAAGAGTTAATCGTATTGATGATCCATCTAAATTTGCAAGAGCTGCAAATGAAACATATTATCGTAAAGACTTTCAAGGTGTACTACCAAAAATTATTGAAGAATATTATGATGAGCGTGTATCTATTAAAAATATGATGTTAGCTGCAAAAGCTGAAGAGCAAAAAGGTTATACATCTGCACTAGATAAAGAAATAAGTAACTTAGAAAACAGGCAGATGGCTATTAAGATTCTACTTAATAGTTTATATGGTGCACTTGCTAATAAACACTTTTTATACTTCAGTACAGGATTAGCCGAAGGCGTAACACTTACTGGCCAAAAAGCAATTAAACATGCTGAAGTTACGATGAACACTGAATTAAATAAGTTACTTAAATCTGATAAAGATTATGTGATTGCAATCGATACCGATTCTTTATATGTTAACTTTGGTCCATTGGTAGAGCAATTTGCTCCAAATAATCCAGTTTTATTCTTAGATAAAATATGTAAAGAACATTTTGAACCTGCTATTGGAAAAGCATATGCTAAGTTTTTTGAAATGCATAACGCATATAAAAACAGAATGGTTATGGCAAGAGAAGCAATATCAGATGTTGGTATTTGGACTGCAAAGAAACGATATATACTTAACGTACATAATAATGAAGGCGTACAATATGCTGAACCTAAACTTAAGATTATGGGTATTGAAGCTATTAAGTCATCAACACCAGAAATTGTACGTAATAAATTTAAAGAAGCATTTAAGCTTATAATATCTGGTACTGAAAAAGAAACACAAACGTTTATTGCTAACTTTAAAGCTGAGTTTAAAAGTTTAAATCCAGAAGCTATAGCTTTTCCACGTGGAGTTAGTAACATAACAGATTGGCACGATCGAAAAACTATATTTAAGAAAAGCTGTCCAATACATGTTCGTGGATCATTGCTGCATAATTATTATCTTAAACAAAATAAACTAAATGACAAATATGAACTTATACAAAATGGTGATAGAATTAAATTTGTATATCTAAAACTACCAAACACTATAAGACAAAATATAATATCATTTAAAGATGTGTTACCTAAAGAATTAAAGTTACACAATTATATTAATTATGATTTACAATTCGAAAAAACATTTATCGAACCACTAAATCTAATACTTAACCCAATTGGCTGGTCAGCCGAAGAACAAGCAACACTGGAGGATTTTTTCGTATGAGTGCGAACTGGTTTAAAGACATGCAAGCCATGCATAAGAAATATGGCGTAGACGAATGGATGAATAAAGAAAAGAATTCTGAATGGTGTAAACTGAGAACGTTTATGGATTTTAGAATTAATATGATGCAAGAAGAACTTGATGAAACAAAAGCAGCATTTAAAAATAATGATCCAGAAGAAATTGTTGATGGCATTATAGATATGTGTGTCTTTGCTATCGGCACATTAGAAGTGTTTGGCGTTGATGCTAATAAAGCATGGGACCAAGTACTAAAAGCGAATATGTCAAAAGAAGTTGGCATTAAAGAAGGCAGACCTAATCCTCTTAATTTACCAGATTTGGTAAAGCCTGAAGGTTGGGAAGGCCCTACACATAAGGGAAATCATGGAAATATCACTGACTCTTTTTAATAGTATATTTGATAATAAGACTAAACAAAAGTTAACATTTGAAAACTTTGATAGCTTTGAAAAAGCTTTGTATGGTCTATCTAATCGAGTTATAAAATCTAAAAAAGATGCACCATTAATGTCACCTGCGCAATTTAAGCCTGACACCACACGTGCTAACGATAATGTTACGTCGTGGGCAGGCTGGTGTGCAGTTGATGTTGATGACTTTGAATTTACAGGAGACCTACAAAGTGCTTTATCAAATCGTTTCAATAAGTATCGTTTTATTTGCTACTCTACTGCTAGCAGCTTGGAATCTTTTCCAAAGTTTAGGCTTGTCTTTCCACTTACGAAGAATATACCACATGAAAAGATACGACACTTTTGGTATGCTCTTCAAACAGAACTTGGAGATTTGGGAGATAAGCAAACCAAAGATCTTTCTCGCATGTATTATGTACCAGCAAAATATGATAATGCTTTTAATTTTATCTTTTCTCGAAGTGGTGATTTTATCAACCCTGATATTTTATTAAACAAATATCCTTATAAAGAAAAGAGTTCTAATAGTTTCTTTGATAAACTACCAGCAGATATGCAAAAAGAAATTATTGAACACCGCAAATCTAAATTAGATAATACTAATATAAATTGGTCATCATATAAAAATTGTCCATTCTTTCCAAGACAATTAGAAAAAGAATATAGAATGATAAGTAGTGCTGGTTGGTATCATAAGATGTATCAAATTATGGTTGCTACTGCTGGTAATGCTATTAAAAGTAAATACCCAATCTCTGCACATGAAATAACTTCTTTATGTAGAGAACTTGATAATGAAACTGGAAATTGGTATAAATCCAGACCGCTTGAAAAAGAAGCTGATAGAGCTATAGAACATGTTTATAAGAACATTTAACATGTTATGTTTATTTTCCTTTACTTTTAGAGAAAAGTATGGTATAATAATACTATAAAATTAAAAAAGCGGAGAATATAATATGTCTACTAAATTTAATGCAAATAAAAATACTGCACCTTCTAGAACTAATGCTAATAAATCACCTAAAAAAACTGCAGTGCAGCCAAAGCTAATCCAAAAATTTCCATCTGATTACGGAATTGCATCACCTAGATTTGGCATACTGGAATATCCTTTCAAGAGATATAGTTAACATGTACACAACAAACTTTACAATAAGTGAAAAAAACAGTGTACATTTACCTAAAAGCATGGTATAATAGTACTATAAAATTAAAAAAGCGGAGATATTTTATGGATAAACAATTAGAATTATTTACAAACAACTGGGGTATTAACTCAGGTTTCAAGAATTTAGCTGATCAGCTAAACGATCTCTTACCTTTTCAAGGTAAAGTCCAATTTGCAAGATCAAAGAATAAGCAATTAGAAAAGTTTAGAAAAGCTCAAAACTTATTGCATGATCTTTTTAATAATGCTCTTATGAATAAAAGAGCTGAATTTAAAGTTTTCTTTGGTTTTGTACCAATTAATACCATTAGAGATAGTTATCCTATAACTGCTGAAAGATGGAATCAAGTCAATAACGAAATGGCTGAACACATGAATGAAATAATTTTTGGTGCAGCTGCAGAACAGGGAGTTAAATAATGGCTAAAGAGATGATTGAAGATGTTGTAAAGTTTGATAATATTATTTATGTTGGTGACTTAGTAGAAACTAAGTTTGGTGCTTGTAGAATTAAAAAGATTGAATTAATGCCTGAAAAAAGACATTTCTCTAAGTGCGGAATAGATGTAAATAAAATGTTTACATCTATGATAGATCAGTGTATAATAGATCTAGACAACAAACATTTTGTGTATGGAGATGAAATTGAAAGAATCGGTTAAAGTATTAAATGAATGTATTGCGTTACAGAATAAAAAGTCTGATGATTATCAGAATAAAGATTCAAACGTAACTCAAGCAATGCATTATCGTCGTGGCGTTGATAGCATACACGATATAATTCAAGGTAAGTGTTATCGTGCACAATCTATATTAGAAAGTAATGGTGAACCAAACTTCGAATCACTCGAAGATACTTACAAAGATATGATTAATTATTGTTCATTTGCAGTATCTTATATGCGTGGTAAGATGGACGGTCAAAAGCTTGATAGAGATATGTATAATAAACTAAAAGGTAAATTATAATGTTGACAACACACGATATGAAAGATTATTTCTGTGATGAATTAAAACAAGAAAACTTTGTTATAGATAAAAACGGTGGTAAACTAATTGAAATGATTGGTGCTTCTTTCGTTGCAGATCAACCATCTATTTTTGGTACACCTAATAAAGACTATATTACTAGAGAAATAGATTGGTACAATAGTCAAATTGGTAACGTTAATGCTATTGCTGGTAAAACGCCAGAAGCTTGGAAAATGGCAGCCAATGATTATGGTCAAGTTAATTCTAATTATGGCCAGCTTATTCATTCTGATAAATACCATAACCAATATGGTAGAGTGCTTGATGAATTAATTCAAAACGAAGAAGGCCGTAGAGCCACTATGGTGTATAACCGTCCAAGCATATGGGAGGAATACAATGAAGAAGGTAAAAGTGATTTCATATGTACTAATGCCGTTACTTATTTTATACGCGATGATAAATTACTCTGTGTTGTTCAAATGCGCTCTAACGATGTCGTGTTCGGATATAAGAATGATTATGCTTGGCAGCTTTATGTTTTAAAAGAATTAGTAAGCGATTATAACGATTGCATATCTTTTGATGATAAAGAACGCGCTGAACATATTTCAGCTGGTACTATTATCTGGCAAGTTCAAAACATGCACGTTTATGAAAGGCATTTTGATCTTGTCAAATAAGTGGGATAAAAGATTTCTAGAAATGGCAAAAGTCGTATCAACATGGTCTAAAGATCCATCAACAAAAGTTGGTACAGTTGCTGTTAAAAATAGAACGGTTATTGCTCAAGGTTATAATGGATTTCCTAGAGGTATTAAAGACGACGATAGATATCATAACAGAGAAATCAAATACAAATTCATAGTACATTCAGAAATGAATGCTATCTACAATGCTGCACAAAATGGTGTATCATTAGAAGGATCAACTATATACACCTATGGCCTGCCAATATGTCATGAGTGTGCAAAAGGTTTGATTCAAGTTGGCGTTAATAGAGTTGTATCACCAGTACACGATGTACCAGAACACTGGAAGATATCATGCGGTATGACTAAAACAATGTTTGAAGAATCAAAAATAAAATGGGATTGGGTGAAAATATGAAAATACTTGTTACAGGAATGAATAAAAATCAAGTTACAGAAAACTTTTATTTAAAACAACAATTAAGAGTAGTACCATCACACTATTCTTTATTAAGATGTTTAAGAGATATGGGTCATACTGTTGAACAAAGATTAGTAAAAATAGGTGAAGATTTATCTTCTTATGATAGAGTTATTTGTTTCTTAGCTTCTCCACGACAAGCATTACAACTTACATTTTATAATGGATTATGGGCAATACATAATACACCAAAGAATAATTTAATATTAGCATTTGATGATTGGCAAACTGATGGTATATTTAAAGGTATTCTTTCATGCACAGACAAAGAAACGCTCTTAAAAGAATTTACTATAAATCAAAGCACAACAGATCCGGATATCAGTAGAGAGTTATTAGAACCACATACTGATGTTTTATTAGATGCAATAAAATATATTGGTGAAAAGAAATCACGTATTTTACTTTCTGTTTTTGCTGGTGGTGATATGACTAAACTTATTCAATATGATCCAAGTTTATTATTTGGCTACAATCCAAATCCATATCACAGAAATAGAGTACCAGGTAATAGAAGTGATATTCAAAAAAGCGAAATGAATTTTATGGAAGCACAACTTATTCCAACTGAAGGAGAAGATACTGTAGCTTGGTTTGATAAAGAAAAATGTTTTAACTTTGCTTCTTTAGTTCAAGGTAAAACTGCTAAATGGTTAAAGAAACAAAATGTTACTAAATGGAAAATAGAATATTTTGGTTCTAGAAAAGAAAAACAAAGACGCTTATCAGAAGAAGATATGTGTAAAGTTTACGCTGAACAATGGGGTTGCTTAATGCCAGGATACGATCACACTGGATCTGGTTGGTGGAGAGCAAGACCTTTACAAGTTACTGATGCCGATTCGATATTGATTGGCGATTATAACGAACTTATGGTATTATTTGATAATGAAGAAGCGGCATCAGTAAAAGCTTCTGAGCTTGAAAGCTTATCAGATTCTGAGTTGGCACGTATAGCAGCACTACAAAAAAGCTCCATATATACTAAACATCCTTTAAACAAGGACATACAACAAAACGAATTAAAGAAAGCTTTAAACATATGAAAATATTAGTAGTAGGTGCAGGTTTTTCAGGTGCAGTAGTTGCACATGAATTAGCAAAAGCTGGCCATGATATACATGTTATAGATGAAAGAAATCATATAGGTGGTAATGCTTATGATTATGTAAATAAAAGAGGAATACGAATACACAAATATGGTCCACATTTATTTCATACAAACAATGAAAAGGTATATAATTGGGTTACTCAATTTGATAAATGGGTACCATACAAACATAAAGTCAAAGCACAACTTGACGATGGTAGATATGTGACACTGCCAGTTAATAAAGAAACACAAGATATAGTAGGTAAAGAAAATATTGTAAGTACTTTCTTTGCACCATATACATATAAAATGTGGGGTAAAACTATAGAAGAATTAGATCCATCTATTCTTAAAAGAGTACCAGTACGTGATGACGATAACGAGTATTACTTTCCTAATGATGAATATCAAATATTGCCTGAAAATGGTTACACTACAGTGTTTGAAGAAATACTAGATCATAAAAATATTAAAGTAGATTTATCTGTACAATTTAATAGAAATATGGAAAAAGACTTTGATCATATATTTAATGCTATGCCAATTGATGATTATTTTAATTATGTTTATGGTGCTTTACCATACCGTTCAATTAAGTTTCATCATGTAGATATACCTATGACAAAGGTTCTACCAACAGGTACAGTTAATTTTACACATGACGGTCCTTATACAAGAGTTACTGAGTGGAAGAACCTTCCATGTCATGGCATAAATAATCAGTATACAACACTAACCTATGAAGAACCATGCGATTACTTAGTTAATAATCAAGAAAGATACTATCCAGTAAAAGATGCATCTTCTCATAATCGAATTAAATACGAACAATATAAAAATCTAATAAGATCTAATATGACATTCATAGGAAGATGTGGAATGTATGTTTACATTGATATGCATCAAGCGATAAACTCAGCCTTAGCAATAACTAATAAATTTATGGAGAATAATAAATGAGAGTAGCAATCACCGGCTCAAGAGGCTTCATTGGTAGTCATCTTAAAACAAGATTAGAAAAAGATGGTCATGAAGTAATTGAATGGGATTTAAGACAAGATCCCCCAAGACCTGTATCAGATTTTAAACCTGACGAGGTGAGTTATTGTATTCACCTTGCAGCTTATGCTGACGTAAGAGCAAGTTTAAAAGATCCTGAAACATATTGGACAAACAACGTAGAAAATACTACAAGATTACAATTAATATGCAATCATAATAATATACCATTGCTATACGCATCTTCTTCTTGTGTTCATAAATGGTGGTTGTCACCATATGGTACTAGTAAAAAAGTAAATGAAGAAACAGCTTATCCTGGACAAGTTGGATTAAGATTTACTACTGTTTATGGAGATGGTGCAAGAGAGTCTATGCTTATTGGAAAATTAATAGATGGCACTATTAGTTATTTAACAAAACATGTAAGAGATTTTACGCACGTTAGTGACGTAGTAGAAGCAATAGTTTTATTAATGTCTAAAGATATTAGTAGGTTAAAACCAGTTTATGATATTGGAACTGGTATTGGAAACGTTGTTGAAGACTTAGGAATATTAGCTGGTTGGGAAGGAATTGAAGTAACAAATGGAGATGCATGTGAAGCACAAGATAATACTGCAGATATCACAGAAATGAAAGCATTAGGTTGGTCTGCAAAAGTTAATGTAAAAGATTATCTTCTACTAGCAACGATACCTTGCTAATGAAATTTGCCAGTATAATACCACTGATAGGTGGTGGAACAATTGCAATGCAAAACGTATTGCAAAAAAAACCAGAGTATTTATTGAGTTATGACGTATTTAAAGAAAATGATAATCACTTGGTACAATATTACAAAGGTCAAGTTCCATATCATCTGTATGGAGATAATGGGTTACCTAATTTACCTAGTGTTGAGGTTATTAATACCGTTTGCCCATGTGCTGGTCTTAGCAGTCTTAGTCCTTCAGCTAGTAGCGATGCTGCTGCTAACGATTGGATGCTTACCACTTCTAATCTTGTCTTGGGTACGCTCAAACCTCAAGTATTCTGGGGAGAAAACGCACCAGGACTCGCTTCGAATATTGGAAAACCAGTTGTCTCAAAACTCAGAAAAGTTGCAGAAAAGTTTGGTTACACTTTCTCAATTTATAAAACAAAATCTATCCTTCATGGATTAGGTCAAGTAAGAAATAGAAGTTTTTATTTCTTTTGGAAAGGCGATAAAGTACCACAATTTGAATACATAAAAAGACAACATGAGAAGATTGATGAAACTATTAGATTAGTCAAAAGAAGATCTGATGATTCAATGAATGTTCTTACTAATAAATCAACACCTTCACATAATCCATTTTATAGATACGTTTTAGAAGAAATGTGTGGAGGCATTAGTCATAAAGACTTTGTTGAAAAGAAGATAACAAGATCACAAAACGCAATGGATTATATTGAATGGAATGGTCAAAACTATAAAAACGTATCAAAATGGATGGAAACACAAGGATTTGATAAACTTGCTGAAAGGTGTAGAATAATACACGATAAGTTGGCTAAAGGTGGAAACATTATGAGAAAGCTTGTCCACTTTCCTAAAGAAACTATTGGTGCATTCGTTGGACACTTACCTAATAATCTCACTCATCCAGATGAAGATAGGTTTTTGACTATAAGAGAATGCATGTCAATAATGAAACTGCCTGAAGACTTTACGTTACAAGGTGGACTAAAGAATTTAAATCATATATGCCAAAATGTGCCTGTTACTACAGCTGAAGATATGGCTGAGCACGTAAAGAAGTTTGTTGATGGTAGATTGGATAATCAAATGCTAGATACAAACTTTTTAATTCAAGATAACACAAATAAAAGGTTAAATTTTGAAAAAAACAGTGTACATTTAGATGCTTTTATGGTATAATATAACTATTATTTGGAAGGAAAAATAAATGTCTAGTATAATGGATAAACTTAAGAAGAATAGCAAATCAGATTTTACGTCAATACTTGCTGATTCTAAATTTTTTAATGATAAAGATATGGTACCAACAGACGTACCTATGATAAACGTAGCCTTGTCTGGCTCAATGGACGGTGGTTTAGCACCTGGACTTACAGTATTAGCTGGTCCTTCTAAACATTTTAAAACTTCATTTGCATTAATTATGGCAGCTGCATACTTAAAAAAGTATGACGACGCTGTATTATTGTTTTATGATTCAGAGTTTGGTTCGCCTTCATCATACTTTGAAAATTATGGTATTGATACAAAAAGAGTATTACATACACCTATTACTAATGTTGAAGAACTTAAATTTGATATAGTAGGTCAACTTGAAAATTTAGATAGAAACGATAAAGTTGTAATAGTTATTGATTCAGTTGGTAACTTAGCATCTAAGAAAGAATTAGATGATGCTATAAACGAAAAATCAGTTGCCGATATGTCAAGAGCTAAAGCGCTTAAAGGTTTATTTAGAATGACTACTCCATATTTAAATATGAAAAATATACCTTTAATTGCAGTAAATCATACTTATCAAGAAATTGGTTTATTTCCAAAAGCTGTAGTTTCAGGTGGTACAGGCATTTATTATAGTGCTGATAACATATGGATATTAGGCCGTCAACAAGACAAAGTTGGTACTGAAATTAGAGGTTACCACTTTGTGATTAACGTGGAGAAATCAAGATATGTTAAAGAGAAGTCTAAAATACCTATTTCTGTCAGTTGGGACGGTGGTGTGCAGCATTACTCTGGCCTGCTTGACGCTGCTTTGTCTGGCAATTATGTTGCTAAGCCCAGCGTTGGTTGGTACTGTAGGGTTGATAAATCTACTGGAGAATTGGTGGATCCAAAAGTTCGAGAAAAAGATACATTAACTAAAGAGTTTTGGAAACCTATTATAGAAGATACTGATTTTAAACAATACTTAATGAATAAGTATTCAATAGTAAATAAGTCAGCAATGATAGATGAAGAAGAATAAATGAGAGTTCACATACAAAATATTGGCGGTTTAGTTGCCAAAGAAGACGATAGATATATTGTAAAAGATAATATAACATTAAAAAATCTAGTACTAAGCAGCACTCGACTTCAACCACGCAAATCAACAACAGGGCATAAACATCCAGGTCAAGAAGAAGTATATTATTTCGTTGAAGGCACTGGCAAAATGGAATTAGATAAAGAATGGATTCCTGTGAATCCTGGAGATGTTGTGTTAATTGAAGATGGAGTATTTCATCGTGTACATGCTGCAGATGAAGAACTATATTTTGTATGTGTATTTGACGGAACTCGAGGACACAAATGAAAGAAGGTATAGATTATCAAATAATTCCAGATAGAAACGACGAACAATCTTGGAATGTTAGAATTTTAAAAGGAATATTTACTGAAACAGTTCTTAAATATGGAACTGTTAAGTTTAATGAAATACCTGAGAATATGTCATTTGATTTTATAATAGTATATACACCTGATACAGAACTTAAAGTAAGTGATGAAAAACTACAAGAGTTTGCTGGATATATGCTTGAAAAGATTATGGCCCAAGGTATAGAAGAAGGCAGCGTTATAACAAAGGAAATTAAAAATGGAAAAAGTGAGTAGCACTACAAGATTAATCTTATTAATGGATGAAATAGCCATTGCTAAAAGTCAACTACGACCAGAAGACACTGGTCATATACACACTGCAATCAGTTACTTAGAAAGTAGAGTTGATGAAGTGTCAATGAAAATCGATAATGATTTAAAGAAAGTAGCATATGCCAACTAATTTAGAACAAACTATATTACGAAATCTTCTTACTAATGAAGACTACATGCGCAAAGTATTGCCTTTTATAAAACCTGATTATTTTCAAGGTATTTATAAAGTCTTATTTAATGAAGCAGGTGTATTTGTATCTAAATATAATAAGTTGCCAAATGCCGAATCATTTAAGATCGAACTTGATCAATCAGAAAAATTAAGTGAAGAGCAATACAGTATGGCAGTAGATATTGTGCCTCAATTATTTAATAAGAATGATGTAGACGAACAATGGTTACTTGATACTACTGAAAAGTGGTGTCAAGATAGAGCAATATATAATGCTATTATGGAATCAATATCAATTATTGATGGTAAGCATGAACAATTGACTAAAGGTGCTTTACCTGATTTATTAAGTAAAGCACTTGGTGTTGGCTTTGATCTTAAAGTTGGTCATGACTATACAGAGAATGTAGAGGAAAGATATGATTTCTATCATACAACAGAAGACAGACTACCATTTGATTTAGAATACTTTAATACAATCACCAAAGGTGGTGTCCCACGTAAAACTCTTAATATTGCTCTTGCTGGTACTGGTGTCGGTAAATCTCTTTTTATGTGTCACGTTGCTGCCTCATCTTTAGTTCAAGGCCGTAACGTATTATATATTACAATGGAAATGGCTGAAGAAAGAATTGCAGAAAGAATCGATGCTAACTTATTAAATTGTCCTATTGATCAACTTGATAAATTATCAAAAGATCAGTTTACTACAAAAGTAAATGACATTGCACGTAAAACAACTGGTAAGTTAATTATAAAAGAATATCCTACTGGTTCTGCGCATTCTGGTCATTTCAGAGCATTGCTTAATGAACTTAAATTAAAAAGACAATTTGAACCAGATTTAATTTTCATAGATTATTTAAATATATGTTCAAGTGCAAGAATGAAAGCAATGGGAGGATCGATCAATTCATACACTTACATTAAAGCAATTGCTGAAGAACTTCGTGGCCTTGCAGTTGAATTTAATGTACCGGTCTTTTCTGCAACGCAAACAACTCGTTCTGGTTTTAGTAACTCGGATGTTGGGCTTGAAGATACAAGTGAGTCTTTTGGATTACCTGCAACAGCCGATCTAATGTTTGCTTTAATATCTACTGAAGAACTTGAAAAACAAGGTCAGTTTATGGTTAAGCAATTAAAGAATAGATATAATGATCCAACGAATCATAAAAGATTTGTGGTTGGTGTTGATCGTAGTAAAATGCGTCTATATGATGTAGAAGAAGGAGAACAAACATTAACAGATGATACACCAGTATTTGATAAAACGACAACTGGTAAACGATTTGCAGACTTTAAATTATAATGACATGGGACGACTTTAAAGAAGGTCAATTGATATTAGATCCAGCAAATAGGCCATGGGAATACGATGGTGATGGAACACAGATATATAAATTAGAGTGTAAATTTGGTTCTAAAACACCATGGGACGGCGGTTACCTACTTTGGAAAAAACAATACGGAAGTGAATGGGAAAAAGAATGATAGCAAAATTAATTTCATATAGCAAACCATCTGAGTTTGAAACACATGAAGAAGAATCGAATTTAACATCCTGTCAAGATCTAATTGCATATTGTGCAAGAGTATCTAATCCATCAGGACAAACAAATACTGCAACTAATGAAAAGCTTTTAAAGTATCTTATTAAACATCAGCATTGGTCACCATTTGAAATGGTTAGTGCTTGTATTGAAATAAATACAACAAGAGATATTGCTAGACAGATATTAAGACATAGAAGTTTTAGTTTTCAAGAGTTCAGTCAAAGGTATGCTAATCCAGTTGATGAATTAGAATTTATAACTAGAGAAGCAAGATTACAAGATGATAAGAATAGACAAAGTAGTGTCGAAATTGATGATGAGGCTTTCCAAACAGATTGGGAAAGAGAACAGAAAAGAGTTATCTGGATGTGTAAACAAGTATACAACGCTGCAATTAAAAAAGGTATTGCAAAAGAAGTTGCCAGAGCAGTCTTACCTGAAGGATTAACTACATCTAGATTGTATATGAATGGAACTATAAGAAGTTGGATTCATTTTATTGAACTAAGATCTAGTAATGGCACACAGAAAGAATGTAGCGAAGTTGCAATAGCCTGTGCAAAAGCAATATCAAAGATATTTCCAATGGCTGATGATATATTATCGCAATGACAATTACCTATATGAAAGATGGTTCATCTAAAGCCTGGGATAAGACACCACGTAGCTATGAAATCAAATGGCCAGATGGCAAGAAAGAAGTATGGAAAGATATTACTGCTCGTGATTGTTTAACAAAATATGAAAATATGAATCCATATGGAAGTAATCTTGAAATAAGAGAAATAGTTGGTAAAGAATTACAATTACAGAAAGTAATGAACAATGACAAATGATATTAATAAAGTTACGCCATTACACGATCTCACATGGTATATTAAATGGACAGCGTGTGTTTTTATACTGATTGCAGTAGCGTGTCGTAGTGTTAATGAAATTCCTAAAGTTTATGATGTAGTCTTTAGCCTATTAGGAACATTTGGATGGTTCTGGGTAGGATACTTATGGCATGATAGAGCACTTATAGTATTGAACGCAGTATTAGTATTTATGTTAACTATTAGCACGTTGAGGTATATGCTATGACAAATAAGTATACTCAAGATATGACAGGAACTGGCGATCATATAACATTACCAGCTTATAAAGAGATGATAGGTACTACATCTATGGTTCACTTCGGGTCTCAGCGATCATCTGAGGGACTGCAATTAGAACTGTTTCCGGAATTAATTCAAGATCCGGAACCAGAAAGATATTATGATTGGATGATGTGGAAACTTCGTTCGTCTAGTTAACATGTTATGTTTATTTTCCTTTACTTTTAGAGAAAAGTATGGTATAATATATCTATTAAAATGAAAAATGCGGAGAATATAAAATGTATACACGTGAAAATATGATTAAATTTGCAAAGGAAAACTTTGAAGATATCTTTAATAATCTTGGTAAAATTGAACAAGGTAGTTTACTAGGAAATATAACAGAAGTAGCTGTGGTTAAAAAAAGAATAGCAGTAGGTACAGACGTTTCAGGTTCTGATATGATTGAAAATGGTTTAGAAAAAGAAATAAAATCATGTTGGTCTTTAAACGGAGGTGTGGCAAGATTTGGAAACATTTCAAGTAAAAAAGATAAATGTCATTCTTTTGTGTTTATTGATGGAGTTAATAATAAAGAATATGAAGTTCCTCATGATATCGTTTTCAGTAAAATGAAAATAACAAAAGCGGCTGGAGGAGAAATCAGAGCTTCTAAATATAATATGCCAATATTTTCAAAATATGAGGTTAACTATTTAACATGTTAATAACAAACTTTACAATAAGTGAAAATAACTGTGTACATTTGCCTAAAAGCATGGTATAATAGTACTATAAAATAAACCTAACGGAGAATATATTATGTCTAAAATGATTAGTGTTAATAGTTTAGAAAAGATGATTAAAGACGATCCTAAAAAGATTGGAATGTTACTAAAAACTTTACCTTATAAAATTAAAGAGGAAAGCAAACGTGATGATCCTAGTATGTCAATAATGAAGGCTCTTACTAGTCGGCTCGTAATGGTTACACGATTAGCAACTACAAGTCCTGTTGCAATCCCTTATTATAAGTTTCACAATTAATGGTTACACTTTTACAGGAGAGAATATAATGGGAATACATATTGGAAAGCACGAAAGATCAACGTCATGGATTGGTAGGTTTGATCCTAAAGATCCAAGAGATATGGCTGAATTTGCAATAGTCAAGCAAATTGTAAAAGCTTGTAATTCTAAAAATCAAAAGTTTAGAGTAGAGAAAAAAGGTAGGAAACCAACTAACGGTTTTAATTACTTTGGCGATCCTAAAGGTGGTATGAAGAACGCTACTTTATGGGATGTGTATGTTTATAAAAGAACATACGATTATTATAATCAAAGGAGAATTGGATAATGATTATTGTTGACTACAGCGGTATTGCACTGGCTAGTATTATTATTAATAAAACTAATGACGAAAGTATGATTCGTCATATGATACTAAATTCACTTAGAATGTATCATAAAAGATATAAAGGTGTGTATGGCGAAATGGTTCTTGCAGTCGATGCTACAAACAATTGGCGTAAGAAAGTATTTCCACAGTACAAAGCTAGCCGTAAGAAAAACAGGCAAGAGTCTACATTCGATTGGAATGAAGCATTTCGTTTACTTACTTTAGTAAGAGAAGAAATTGCAGAAAACTTTCCTTATAAGGTTATTAGAATAGATACGTGCGAAGCAGACGATATCATTGGTGCTCTTGTAATGAAAAAATCTAAAGTCGAATTTAATCCAGAAAAAATTATGATTGTTTCTTCAGATAGAGATTTCTTACAATTACAGAAATTTCCTAATGTAAAGCAGTTCTCGCCTCTTCTTAAGAAAGAACTTAAAGAAGATAATGCTAGATATTATTTACTTAATCATATTATACGTGGTGATAAAAGCGATGGTGTACCAAATATTTTATCTAATGATGATACGTTTGTAGAAGGTTTTAGACAAACACCTATGACACAAAAGAAAGTAGATAGTATCATTGAAGACTTAGAAGAAGGTGAATTATTATACGCTGCTTCTTGGTATCGCAATTATCTTAGAAATGAACAATTGATTGCCCTTACTGAAACACCACAAAACTTATATAATGAAATTATAAATACATATGAAAATCAAGATCCTTGGTCTAATAAAGGTAAAGTATTACCTTATTTAATTGCTAAGCGTTGTAATAATTTAATATCAAGTGTACAGGAGTTTATTTAATGAAACAATATGTTTATGAAGTTTTAGAAGAAATGGCTAAACAAAGAAGTCGGGATGATAAAGTGCGTGTTTTAAAAGAAAATGAAACATATGCTTTAAAAGATATTATAAGAGGCTCCATGGATGACACCATTGAATGGAATATGCCAGCTGGAGATCCTCCATATACTGCATGTGCAGCTCATAATCATCCTACTACTTTAACAAAACAAAACGGTACTTTTAGATTTTTTGTCAAAGGCGGTCAAGGCGACAAAATGGCAAAATTTAAAAGAGAACAACTCTTTATAGGAATACTTGAAGGCGTACATCCTGAAGATGCCAAACTCGTTGTTAACATGATAAACAAAAGAAAAATACCAGGAATTTCAAGACCAGTAGTAGAAGAAGCTTTTCCTAAACTATTGCCGAAAGCTTAATTTGAAATCAATTGAAAAAACAACTGTGTACAAACTGCAAAAAACATGGTATAATTAATATATTATTTAAGAAGGTGAAAGTATGAATATTTTTGTGTTACACAAAGACCCAGCAAAAGCTGCTATAATGATGTGTGATAAACACATACCTAAAATGATTATCGAAGCAGCGCAAATGCTATGTACATCTCATAGGTTACTTGACGGTTCACCTGAAAGACGCAGGTCTAAGTCTGGTAAAACTATGCAGCAATATTATACATTTAGTGATAGCCGTGATGATGTATACTACGCAGCAGTTCACAAATATCATCCATGTACTGTGTGGACTATGAAAAGCTTAGAAAACTACATATGGCATTATGAACATTTTGTAGCACTTTCTCAAGAATTCGAATTTCGTAGAAATAAAAAACATGCAACATACGAAAAACTAGGTGATGTGCTCGCTACTCCACCTATAAATATACCAGATGTTGGTCTTACTGAATTTGCGCAGGCAATGTCTCAATATCCGGATTGTATTGTTAAAGGTAATGCAGTACAAGCATACAGAAATTATTACCACACAGCAAAACCATTTGCCAAATGGGACTGGGGAAGATCAGCTCCTGATTGGTGGGAAGGATATCAAGGTGCCGACTTACACAGTTAAGCCTTTAGAAGAAGGTGATGAATACGATATATTTATTAAGTCAGATGAATTACAAGATTATTTGACTAAACATAATTGTATAAAAGTAATGAAATTTCCAGGAATTGTTTCTGGTCAAGGTAGTTTATTGTCAAAAACTGATAATGGATGGAAAGATAACCTTCGTAGAATTAAAGCAGGTTCTGGTAGAGGTAACACTATAAAGGTATAGGAGTGTAGTAATGAATACATTTTTCATAGTAGTAACGTTTGTATTAGCATCAACTCAAGAAATTGATAGACCTTTGTTTGTGTTTGCTAAACCTACTTTTGAAAGCAATATTGATTGTTATGAATACGTACAAAAAAACAATATGAATATATATAGAACAGCAGCTAATCGCTACAATTTTGAGCATAAGCCTGAAGCTATATTTTGTGTTAACGAAGAAGCAATAAAGGAAATATTTAAATATAATGCACCAACAATTGAAAAGAAAAGTATTTGAACATGAACCAGTTGATATCGGTTATAAAGATTTGGACGCTACAACTACAGAATCAGGCAGAACTTATGCTATTCCTGATGGTAAGTCTTATCCTAGTATTACAACAGTTCTAAGTATTCTAAGTGAAGATGCTATAAGAGCTTGGCGTGCAAGAGTAGGTGAAGAACAAGCTAATATGATTAGTGGTAAAGCTTCAAGACGCGGTACTAACGTTCACAACGCATTAGAGAAGTATTTAAGTAATGAAGATACAACAAAAGAATTACCACACATCAGGCAAAGCCTTGAAAATCTCAAACCTGTCCTTGATGATAATATTGGAAAAATATATGGTCTCGAGGTGCCGCTTTTTAGTCACCATTTGAAACTTGCAGGTCGATGCGACGTTATTGCAGAATTCAATGGAGTACCCTCAATAATTGATTTTAAAACTTCTAAATATATAAAGAAGAAAGAAAGAATCACAAACTATTTCGCACAAGGTGCAGCATATGCTATCATGTGGGAAGAAAGAACGGGAATGTCAATACCTAATATTGTAATTGTAATGGATGTTGATCATGAAAAACCGTGTGTGTTCGTAGAACATAGAGATAACTGGACTAAATTATTAGAGGATACAATTGATGAATATAGAAAACGAAAAATGTTTGGACACTGATATGCCGTTGGGATTAACACGTGTTGTTCAATTAAGGTATGAGTTTGAAGAACTTACCAGAAGTTATAATATGGATGTATCTGGTTCAGATATAAATACTATAGAATGGTTTATTGAAAATGGCTATAAGTCAAATTCACTTCGTAATGGATTTAGTGATGCACTAGCAACAGCGAAGATAATAAAGGAGTTCTACAATGGCGGCACAAAAACAACTGGAACCAGGGAGTAAGTACGAAGGTTTCGACAAAGATGGCGATGGAATAGTAACAGACGAAGAATTTGAAATGGAACAAAAATTAGTAATGTTAGAGAATGAAGATAAAAAACAAGACGCTCAAAGAAACATGGCATGGTTTGCTTTAGGTGGAATGCTACTTTATCCTGCATTTGTTATTATTGCTACGTTATTTGGATTAGATAAAGCTGCTAAAATCTTAGGAGATATGGCAGCAGTTTACTTTGTATCTGTTGCTGCAATCGTTGCAGCATTCTATGGTAAAGAAGCATTGGCAAATAAAGTAAAAAAATAAAATAAGGATTTTGTTATGAAAAGACTAATATATCAAGTTTATACTGGTAAAAAATCGAAGTTGTATGACCACTGTACAGCTTCGGTTAAAGCATATGCTGAAAGAATTAACAGCGAAGAAAGTCCTAAAAATGGTGTAGAGTACATAGTACAAACACAGCCTATAATGAAAATCAAACCTGATATCTTTGCTACAAATAGAAGCAAAGAGTCATATGAAAAATATGGTGGATTTCTTCCCATCTATGAAAAAGAAAATGCATTTGATTTTTGGAATAAATATGATCAAATAGCAATCATAGATGCTGACATATGGATAAGGCCAGACTCACCTAATATCTTTAATGAACTAAAACCTGAAACTGATTTTGCTGGTGTTGTAGAAAGATCTGCACCTATTTTACCTTGGTATCAACAAAAGTTAAGTGGATATACAAGAATGCAATATGGTTCTTTAGATGATGTTGACTGGAAATGGAATAATTCTGGTGGACATTTTTATAATATGGGTCTTATGTTATTAGATAGAAATATAGCGAAGTATTTAAAAGGACAAACTGGAAAACAGTTCATAGAAAGATCTGAATTTAAAAGATTTGTAGATGGTCTAGGCGCATGGAAATGGAGCACTGACCAAACTCTTTTAAACTATTGGGTTAAAAAAGAAAATATGATACAAAAAGAATTAAGTTGGAAATGGAATGCTTTATTTACAGCAATACCAGATGAAAAAGTTAAAGAAGCTTATTTTGTCCATTTCTTTCTTAAAGATAAATTACCAAACGGTGGTGAAAACGTTGATCAATTAATGGAGATTGTACAATGAAATGGTTATATTTTATATTAACATATATGTTAGTATGCATTACTGCTGCTGTAGCAGGTGAATGGAACGAAAAACCAGTTATGTGCGAACAAAAAGAAATAGCACTTGAAATAGTAAAAGCTAAAGGTGAACTACCTTTAATTACAGCAGTGCAAAGCGTAAAGGTTAGAGAAGAGCAAGGCCTTGCAGCTACACCAGTTCATACACCTTTGCAAATATTTGTAAACTTTAAAACTAAAACATTTAGTATATTAGAATTTCATCCACATATAAACTCAATATGCGTTATTGGATATGGTGATGATTGGAAAACTTTAGGAAACCCAAGTTAATGAAAATTGAAATTGAAATAAGTATGGCTGAATACATAGATAAGTATTCAATACTATTAATAAAACAAGACCACGAACTCGATGTTTCAAAAGAGTTAGAGCAATATGAAAGTCTGGATTTAGAATATCCAGGATTTGATTATTACTTAGGAATTATGTTAGCAATCAATGAGCAGTTGTGGGACTTAGAAGACGTTAAAAGAAAAGGTGTAGAAAGATTCAGTAAAGAAGAATCTGATACTGCATTTCTTATTACACAAATAAATGATTTAAGACACGAAACAAAGAAACGCATTGACATATATTTTGGAAGTGAAATTACTGAAAAGAAAAGTCATTGAAACATATAGCATTAAGATCTAAAAGTGTAAGAAGCGGTGATAGACCATACACAACTCCAGGACTTGGTGATAGATCTCATAGTATTTTATGTGCATACCAATATAGTAAAGCTCACAATTCGCCTGTAACACTTCATTTAACTGATGATAAATGGAGCATTGCTGGTGGAGTTCCTTCTGATAAAAAAAAGAACTCATGGGTAGAATTACTTGGATTGCTACCATCTGGCACAGTTTATGTTGAGCCGCATCCAGTTGAAAATCTATCAGAAGTTGATTGGATAAGATATTTAAAATCAAAAGGAATAGATGGATACATTTATCATTACGCTGATACTATTCATATGCATGCTAATGAAACACGTGTTGGCATAGAAATGTCACAATACTTAAAAACCTTACCACAATTAGAACCATCTGTTTCTAGCGGTTGGTTACCAGATGAGTTTATTACTGTGCAATGGGATTCAACTGATGAACGAAGAACTTTACCAGAAAATGTAAGAAACGAAATACATAGTAAATATGGATGTCCAGCATTGTATGTAGGTGGAGAAGGTAAAGGTTGGCTAAAAAATTCATTACCTCATATTGGTTTAGCTATGTCTAAAGCTAAATACCATGTAGGCAGTGATTCTGGTATGATGCACATTGCGCAATTATACAAGAAATATGAAGACATACATATATATGATGCACCAGGTTCGTATAGATCTCATCATCTAGTGCGAGCTATTAGTAACGGATCTAAACACACGAAAGTTTAATATTATGATGGCAACACACACAAATAAAGACTCACCTGCTATAATGCATCTTATAAAAGAAGGTACTATAGGTGCTGAAATTGGTATTTGGATGGGTAACACTTCAACACAATTTCTTAAGAAAGGTCTTAAAAAGTTTTATATGGTTGACGCATATTCAATAGAACCGTATACAAATTCAACAGAAGTAGACTTTCAAATCTATCTTGCAAAATATGCAGCCATTACTGGTGAAATTGCACCAGCTGGTTTTCAAAGATACTATGATAGAGTTTATGAAGAAATAAAATCTAGATTTGAAAGCATTAAAGAAACTGTAATATGCCGTACAACATCAGACAAATGGTTTGAGCAATTTGATGGTGAAAAATTAGATTGGATTTACGTTGATGGCGATCATTCATACGAAGGTTGTTTAAAAGATTTAAATAATGCAATGAAAATAGTTAAACCTGGTGGAAAAATATTAGGTGATGATTATGGTTGGCCAAAAAAAGATGATGACGACGAATCTATATATCATAAGCCTGGTGTAACAAAGGCAGTAGATACATTTATAAATAATAATAACTTAACCAAGCACATATTTAGACATGGGCAAACACAATTCGAGATTCGAGTATGAAAAGATACACAGTTACTTACGAAGTAGACGGTCCTGATATTCCAAAAATAGCTCATGAAATTGCTATTGGTCAGAGCATAGGAAATCCTAACATTAGATCTGAAATAGAAAATGCTACAAACGTAAAAGAATATATAGCGCAGGTTGTAAGTGTAAAGAAAAATATTGTTACTATAGAGTTTCCTCTTGGTGCATTTGATTGGCCAAATATTAATCAATTGATGTGCATTATAATGGGCGGTCATACCGATATTTTAGGTATTGACAAATGCAGAGTAATAGATATAAAAGTTCCAATTAAACATACACCACCTGTTTTAGGTATGAGTGGATGGAAGAAAAGATTAGGTGCAGAAAAAAGACCATTATTTGGTGCTATTGTTAAACCTAAGTCTGGTCTAAATAAAGAACAACTATTATCTTTAGTTAAAGACATGATATACGGTGGCGCTGACTTTATTAAAGAAGATGAGATTATGGCAAATAATTCTTATTTACCTTTGGAAACAAGAGTTGAAGCCATTGAGCACTTAAAACAAATATCTGGTTGGAAAGGCTTTTATGCATATTGCATTAATGCAGATCCTTTAGAATTAGTAGATAACTGTGCTGCAGTAAAGATGGGTAGTAACAGTGAAGCTTCGGTCGGTGGAGTACACATTAATTTTTGGTCAGGTTTAGGTGCTTATACAACTGCAAGAAAATACAATTTAGCAACACACTATCAAAGATCAGGTATACGTATTTTAACTGATCCAGGTAATAGGTATTCGTTATCTTGGCCAGTTCTAGTAAAACTTGGCTGCATGGCAGGCATTGATAGTATGCATGTTGGTATGCTAGGCGGATATTATCCGGAAGGCGAAAGTGAAACAGAAACACTTGAAGCAATTAAGATCTGTGCTAAGTATAATGTTATACCGTCATTAAGTTGTGGTATGAATCCTGTACTTGCAAGAGAAATTAAAGAACGAATTGGAAATAATTGGATGGGATCAGTCGGTGGCTGGTTACATACAGGTGACGGTACTAAAGGTAACACTTTGTACCATAAAGTGAAAGAAATGAGTGAGGCGATGTTATAATGAAAGTGATACTACCTATGGCTGGAAACGGCCAAAGATTTTTTGATGATGGATATGATTTACCAAAACCTTTAATTGATATTAAAGGAAAGCCAATGTTTAAGCGTGTAGTGGATAATCTACATCTTAATGGAAACGTACAATTAACTTGCATTGTAAGACAAGATCATGTTGATAATTACGATATTGATAAAAGAATAAAAGAACATTATAAAGATGCTAATATATTAGTGTCTCCAGGCCCCACAGAAGGAGCTGCATCTACTGTAAGATTAGCAACTTCTATGTTTGGTGGCGAAGCTATGATAGTTGCAAACTGTGATCAACTTATGGATTGGGATTCTAAAAAGTTTTATAAAATGATTGAACTCAGTTTATATCCTGGTGGACTCATACCAGTTTTTATAACAGATCCTAGTCATATTAATCCAATTCACAGTTATTGTGATGTTGATGCTTATGATAATTTACTTCAACTTAGAGAAAAAGAAATAATTAGTAATCTTGCTACAGTTGGTGTTTATTATTTTGGTGATGAAGTTAAATGGATTAAAGCGCATGAAAAACAAATGGATGCCAATGATAGAACTAATGATGAATTTTACTTAGCGCCTACATATAACTATTTAGAAGAAAATGTTGGAGTGTTTCGTGTAAAGAAAATGATAGGTATGGGAACTCCAGAAGAATTAAACAATTTAAAAAATAGTGAATATTGGGATAAACTTGAGGATTTATAATGAAAATAGCAGTTTGCATTTCTGGCATTGCCAGAGGTAACGTAAAGCATAATATTGGTAGAATAAAAGAAGCCTTTGGCGATAAAGCAGATATATTTACTGCGTCGTGGAAAGAACATAAAAATGATTACAGCGAACAATACGGCGCTGAATATTATGACGAGCCTACCCTACATTACAATTCTTGGAAAGATTGTGTAACTGATAATCCTCATCCAAAATATAAATTATATAAGCAAGCATTCATAAACCAAGATGGTCCTGCATTTTTTTTAGCTCAACGAAAAAAATTAATGAATGCAACTAAACAACTTATTGCACACGCCTATCAATTACCTAACATACCTCAAGAATATGATATGATTATAAGATTAAGATGGGATAGTGTAGTGTCTACAAAATTAGATTTTACTAAATACCTAGAACAATCGTATGATGGCAATATGGCTGTAGGATTTGCTATTCGTGGTGGTAGACATGCAAAGCTTGATATATTTAAAGATATTGATCATGTTTATTGTGATGATAATACTGATCAAATGTGGAGTAGAG